CGCACTGGCTAGTGATGGAAAAAAAGCGGCCAAGGCGTTTGCTGAGGGGTTCACTTCTGAACAAGGCACCACTGAAACAGCGTTCAGTGATCTCATGAAGAAACTTAGAGAGAATTCCAAAGCCGCAGCCCCGTCAGCACAGTCCACAACACAACCCTCCGGTGGGCCTGAATCGGCATCCCCTGGCGTAAAGGACACTGAAGAAGTTAAAGCCCATCTGGAGGCCATGAAGGAAACACAGAAAATCCTGGATAAGTTTGATACCACCAAGGCTGTCAATGAACTCAAGGGTCTCACCGATGCTTATGCTGAAGGCAAGATAACTCTTGCTCAGTATAATTTGGAACAGGACAAGATCAAAGAGAAGATGGACGAACAGAGCAATACGTTCAGCGGTGGTCTGAAGGCCGGGTTCGAATCCGTCAAAGCAGAGATAGACGACAACGTGACCGGGACCAAGCGTCTGGTAACAGATTCTTACAAAGATATGACAGACGCCGTGACTCAGTTCGTGCAAAAAGGCAAGGTTAACTGGCAGGGTTTACTGGGTAACATCCAACAGGATTTAATCAAGCTCGCCCTGAATCAGACGTTCCAAATGTTGTTAGGAGGCGGAGGGGCAGGAGCAGGAGGGGGCGCAGGAGCCGGTCTTGGAAGCCTGATAGGCGGTCTGTTCGGCGGTGGTAAAGCCTCTGGCGGTGATGTCAGCGGTGGAACGCCCTATTTGGTTGGCGAGCAAGGACCAGAAATATTCATGCCAAAGAGTAGCGGCTCAATCGTGCCTAATGGTGCTGCCCTTGCTCCGTCTGTTAATGTTCATATTGCAAACTTCACAGACCCTAACGAGCTTGGGGCATTCTTAAACAGCCCTGAAGGACAGAATCACGTCATCAACGCGATTACTCGCAATCCTAATGCGGTTAAGAAAGGCATAGGAGTTTAATTGAGTGTTGCACCCACTCCATTCTTGTTCCGGCCGGAGACTCCTCTGCCGGAAGTTTTTGAGGCATTGACCAGCGTTCTGATCCACAAAGATGGTACGGAACAACGTGTATCCTTGCGGGTTGCGCCACGGCAATCGTATTCAATGTTGGTCCATGCTGAAGAGTCGTCTACTAGAGACCAGATCGAAAACATCTTTTGGGGTACTCAGTCTTCCACTTATGCCGTACCGTTATGGCCTGATGTTACCTATCTAACGGCATCTTGTTCAAGTGGAGCATCTACTATCTTCTGTAATACGACGCTTAGTGATTTTAGAGTGGGGGACGGTGTTCTGCTGATAAGCAATGATGATGTGAGTACGGACTACGCATCTCCGTCCACCATCACCATGGTTACGTCCAGTAGTTTGACGTTTGCCTCAAGCACTGCGTTTGCGTGGCCGGCTGGAACGCAAGTATACCCGGTGAGAAATTTCTTTGTAAAGATACCTGTAAAAAGTGCACGTGGATACACTAACGTAACAGACTACAGCATTGAGTTTGCATGTCTGGACAATTCTGTGAACCTGGCAGGAAACGGTCCAGCGTCCACTGTTTTTCTACCCTCCTCCACGGGAGGGTTCAATGTAATGACATTCGGCCCAGATGCAGGGGCATTGATCCTTGACGATCCCAACATGATTCAGGAATCCGCTAAAGAGAGTAGCGACATCTCTATCGTGATAGTGGACGGACAGACGGGTGCTCAGTCTCAGTTCTCGTATCAGGCTAACCCAAAACGAGGGAGCGCCAAAACCTTTGTGTCGAATTTCAGTCGTACCAGACAGTGGCAGTTACGCCTATTGTCGCACTACCTAGCCGGACAACAGACTGCCTTTTTAATGCCGACATTCGGTAATGATCTCTTGTTGCAGCAGAACCTACCTATATCAACGTCAACTATGTTGGTACAGAACACGGGTATTACGTCCAATACAGCACTCGGCAAGCAGCCCAGGGTGTACATACGTGTGTACAACACCACCAACACGAGTACTGGATTCAACGATTTTCAGGTTATTTCAACCGCCGTGGTATCCGCCAGTACGGAATCTGTAACATTCACTCCAATTTCTCCCTATACTATTCCGGTATCCACCGTAAGTCGTGTCTGTGTTTTGGAAAAAACACGTTCGGCAAGTGACGCGATCAAGTGCTCTCACAGCGATCTGTTAGGCACCATGACTATGAGTTTTCCCACGTTGGCGGTTTTGGCATAATACATGAATAGTACTAATTTTAATTTCTATGAGGACTCTGTACAACAGTCCCGACCGATTGAACTTTACTTTTGGTCGTGCAACGGTAGTACCTTCCCCATGAGCAATCAGTCGAAAACATTCAACTACATTTCGACTTTTAATCCAGGTGTATCCTCTAGCACTCAATCTACTATCTCGTTTCAACCCGTCGCCATCAGTAGGCAAAACATTCAGGTAGGAAGTGAAACTCGGACGCAGGTGCTTCAGGTTTCCATGCCGAATTCCCATCCTCTTGCGCAGGTGTATGCGAACAATCTGCCAGCCACTCCAGGTACTTTGTCCATCTATCGGTTGCAGGCTTTAGATAGTACGAACTTTGCACAACCGATGTTCTACGGGACAATTAAATCAGTCACATACAATGATGCCGGTGGTATGACAGATGTCGGAGTTTTCCCGGTGTCTCAGAACCTAGAAAGACAACTACCCCGATTCATCTTTCAGTCCAATTGCAACCATGTGTTGTATGATTCCGGATGTACGGTAAATTCTACCGCTTTCGTGTATGCCAGCACGGTCACCAGTACCAACGAGTCTCTCGTGACTGTGGCTGGTATATCAGCAGCTAAGGGAACAGGTTGGGCCATTTCTGGTTTCGCTTTCCATAATGGAAATTACCGTTTGGTTGTTGGTCAGAGCACAGATACTCTACAACTGATCTTGCCCTTCTTTGAGAACGTGTCAACACAAACGATCTCTACTTTCGCGGGATGCGATCACTCTCTTGGTACATGCAATGTGAAGTTCACCAATGGAATCAATTTTCTAGGTTTCATTCAGGTTCCGACCAGTAACCCGTTCGTGTCTGGAATAAACGACAATCTCTAGGATACCATGTTTACATTAACAACACTAATTCTCTGGGTTGCTGCTTTTGCCATTTCCATCTTGCTTCAGCCCAAACCACATGTAGAGAATGCACGACCTGCTTCTCTTGGTGACTTCCAGTTTCCGACCGCCACCCAGGGGCGAGTTATACCGTTGGTGTGGGGAACCGTTTTGCTCAACGCCCCCAATGTTGTGTGGTATGGAAACATCGTCTCTGTGGCTAACACCACTCACATAAAGTCAGGGTTGTTTTCTTCCAGTCGGGTTACTATTAGCTATAGATACTATGCCTCTATTCAAATGGCTGTGTGTCTCGGTCCTATTGACTTTTATAAAACCATTTACATCGGGGATTTTGTTGTATTCTCTGGTGCGCAAGGAGAAGGTAGTATCTTCATAGACATGGAGGACATGTATGGTGGAAACGCTCCTCCTGGAAACGGTGGTGTTGCAGGTGAGGTAGATTTTTATGTGGGAACGACGACCCAGAACGTTGATCCCAATCTAGGCGCGGCTCAACCGGCCTTTATCTGGTTCGACGACTTCAGTCAAGGACAGCAAAGACAACCTGTCCAGGAATTCGAAGCTACTGATCCCAACGCATACTATGCTGTCTACAACACAGGGACAGAGGGGCCAATAACAGGAGGTGGTGCACTACAATCAACACAACAGGTCATGGTTACAGCTTCGAATATTTACGCGACTGAAAACTCTTCGAACACGGTTCATATGAGATCGTCGATTCAGGCAGGACTTGGAACTGGTGATAATTCCACATACGTTGCTCTGTTACAACAACCTAGCCGGCCAAGACTATCCGATCAAATCAAGATGGTGGTCGTACTGCAAGGCAGCGATGTTACTACTGCCTCCGATCAAGGTTCGGTCATCGGATTCGCATGTAAAGTGCAGGACCAGGGACTGACTTCTCCAAATAGCTACGGTGTGGTGTTTGAATACATAGATCAACAGTATTTTGTGTCGTTCACCTCTCCCACAAGTGCCGGTAGAGTTACTCTGGCTAACATCACCGGCGTGGACCTTACATCGTCGCAGGCTACGGTTGAGATGGATATATCCGGAGACACTGTTACCATTAAGATCAACGGAACAATAACCCCGTTCGGTGGTACTTGGTCCGACCCCAGAATTTTGGACATCCCTACGGATATCAATCAAGGATTCATGCTGGGTTTTGGTGGCAATCTTAACACAGAAACAAATAGTGTTGAGCCGGACTTCAGCGTTTACGGAATCTATTCGATGGGCATTGCCTCTCTGAACAGTGTATTCACTGCTGTTACTCCAGCCTTCCGGGGTCTCGCCTATGTACTGGCTTGGGGGTTCTGGTTTGGTAACTCAAGTCAGATCGAGCCATGGGCCTTTGAGGTGCGCCGCTGTCCCAACAATCTTGGGTTGAGCGGCGGAATGAACATTGTAAACACGGACTCAAACGGGATTGGTACTGATTCCAATCCCATGGAAGTAATATACGAGATTCTTACCAACACGGTGTGGGGGTTGGGACAAAGCCCCACTCTAGTTAATGTTGCAAACTTCCAGGCGGCAGCTACTACCCTGTACAACGAAGGTAATGGCATCAGCCTTGTCATTGATAACACAATTCAATGCACGGAACTGTTAATAGAGATTGAACGTCAGATAGATGGCTTTATTTTTGTCAATCGAAACTCTGGTTTGTGGGAATGCACCCTAGCCCGCGCAGGGTACAACATAAACACTGTTCCGGCAATCAACGAATCAAACACCATTCGCGTGAAATCTTATACGCAAGGGGCATGGGAAGACACCACTAACCAGATCAACGTTCGTTTCTCCGCACGTGAGGATAGTTATCAGGAGGCATACGGTCTTGCCCAGGACATGGCCAACGTGATGATTCAGGGTGGCACTGTTATTTCCGTGGAAGAAAAGTACAGTGGAGTAAAAGATCAGACTCTGGCCAATAACATAGCATGGCGTGATCTGCGAGCACTGTGTGTTCCTATGAGCAAGGTGACAGTGGAGGTGGATCGTACGTTCTATCTGAATAATCCAGGAGACGTGGTTGCGTTCACCAACACATCGCTGGGAGTGATCAATCGTCCCATGCGCATCATTCGTGTGGACCTTGGTAAGTCAGACGATCAGACAATAGTCCTTGACTTGGCACAAGACGTGTTCGGTTTTGGTGCACCTTCCTATGCAGACCCAACTTCTACGCAATGGACCAATCCTGGCGGTATCTTACCTGCTCCCATCACGATCCAAAATTCGTTGATCTTCGAAGCTCCTTACAAGTTTGACCAATTGGCCGTGGTCAATCCAGGTGCTCTTGATCGCATCTGGGCAGGCGCTGAATACCCTAATGATGGTTCTTCTCAGATCGAAATCTGGTCTAACCCCTATACTTCGACGGACTTCCAGCAGGTAGGAGACGTGCAAGGATTCCTTACACGCACAGTGCTTTCTTCAACTGTGAACTACCCAAGCACTATTGGTGGAGACACCCTCTCTACTGGTATGAGTGTTGATTCCATAGCTACAGTCTTTGCCTCACTGACAACGGCCACTTCAACACAGATTGGCGTGGGCCTGTTCAACCTGTCTATGGTGGATCAGGAAATCTTTGCCTACACAGGAGTAAATTCCACGGCATCGACTATCGAGTATACTGGAGTATTCCGTGGCCTATGTGATACTGTACCGACCGTTCACAACCAAAACGCAATGGTGTGGAATATTTCCGTGGCCGGAAACGTTACTGATCTTTCCTTTGTTCAGAACATGCAGTATTCCATCAAGTTGCGCAATATTAACCAGAACGGTTCTCTGCCTATTGGTAACTCCCCCAATAACTTCATCACTCTTAATAACCGAGCAGAGTCTCCATACCCGCCGACCAACCTGTCTCTGAACGGCTCTCTCTGGCCGCAGAATGTGAGCGTGGATACTGTGAATCTCGCATTGACTGGTGAGAGCATGTTTAACAACACGTCCACGATTCAGAACCCGATCTTTACGGACGGCTCCAACTTCAACCTGGGCATGATCTTTTCCACGGCAACGGTAGGCACTGTTAATGCGGCGAGGTTCTACAAGGGTGGTCCTGCCAACGGTGGAACGCATGTAGGCTATCTATTCAACCAAGCTACAGGTTCTATGCTTGGCTCTACGGTCTTCACCAATGAGTCCTCCAGCGGGTGGCAACAAGCCACGTTCAATCCCCCGATTGCCATTGCCGTGGGATCAACGTACACCATTGCTGTCAATGAGCCGCAAGGTAACTACCCGTTCCTGACTACCCCGTTCCCCTCCACCGTGGGTGATCTCTACTTCAGCACTGGCGTTCATGGAGGTGGGGGTACATCCATCCCGACAACGGGGATCAACCAGAGCTATTACGTTGACCTTCTGTTTGTGCCAAGCAACGTCAGCGACGACACTCGTGGTGTTGTGCTTTCGTATACTCGCCGCGACTACCGCAACACCAACGAAATTTTGGCAATGCTGAACGAGAACACATTGCCGGCAGATTTTCCGACGAACAACAGCACGAAGTATCAGGCATCTCCCTACTACACATCTACCAACGGGAACCTGGTCTACTATTCAACGGCGCAGACCAGTACTAATACCCTGTTCATCCCCCGTAACTGGTGGATCGTGACTTCCAATCAACAGGGATCAACAACAGCATCGACTCTGAATGTGGCGATCTCGACCAGTCACATATTCTCAGGCTCAACCTTCCAGGCTCTACAGCAACTGGGAGTGACTAACTTCCCCGTGCTCACGTCTCTGAGCACTGAGCAGTACCTGGGGGCGACGGCCTTCGCAGTACCGACATCTACATACACGGTCCCCTCTGGAGGAACCTTTACGGCAACCATTGGGACCGTCTTGCCAGGTGGAGCGGTAGTTCAGGGTGAGTTTAACGGTGGTGGTGCAATCAACGTGATTCCCTCTGGGACAAGCACCAGTACCTTTACTGCCAGCACCGGAACCACAATCAAGTTCCTGCATACGTCGAACACCTCCAACGGCTCGACGACCTTTTTCAGCCTGTTCCAGAACGCAACCTCTACCCAAACTGCCTATGCTGTGTTCCAGTACTAAAGGGCTGGACGAGGGCCGTTTTTCGTGGTATAATACTGTGGCGGGTTAGAGAAGCCAGGTCATCTCGTCGGGTTCATATCCCGGAGACCGTAGGTTCAAATCCTACACCCGCTACTGGAGAGACTTTATGCCGGATGATTTGTCTCAGTTTCTTGCGCAGACGAAGAAGTTGCAAGAGCTAATTGTTGATCCTGTCGTGGACGCCATGAATGAGCGACTGGAATTTCACAAACTTGAAATAAAGGAACTGATCCAGCCAATCGCGCAGAAGCAGACAACACTGGAAAATCAACAGGCCGACGTAAGCAAACGGCTCATCACCCTCGAAGGATACAAACTGAAAGCAACTGTCGGGTGGGGCATGTATGCCACAATACTGGCCGGCATTCTGAGTGTCGTCGGCAACTACCTGAAGACGAAATTCTCTTCTCTCTTTCATTGAGTAACATCATGCAATTTCAACCCAGTTCCCAGTGCGGCGAAGACGTGTGGATGGTCGGCAACCTCCAACTCCCAAGTAATGGTGTGTTCGTAGAAGTCGGTGCAGAGCATGGTGGAGGCGGCTCGAACACTCTGTCGTTCGAGCGAATGGGATGGACCGGACTTCTGATTGAAGCCAATCCTGATCTCCTTCCCTTCCTTCAACGGAACCGTCCAAACTGCAAGATCGAATCATGTGCCATTGGGTCTGATCCCACTCAGATGTTCTACATCAACCCGCAAACACCTATTTCTGCTCTTGGACGACCGTCCCAAGGCCGGCCAGTCAAGGTGCCTGTGAAGCGGCTGGGCGATGTACTAGATGCCCACGGGATCGGGCATATTGATCTGTTGTCGATTGATGTGGAAGGATCGGAATTGGACGCATGGTCCACGTTGGACCACAACAAACATACTCCGTCGATTGTCATCATCGAGTGGAACACCACCGGTCTGCCCTACAATGACAAGGCCGTGAGGGAAGTCTTCTCGAAACTTCCATACAAGGAAGTTCACCAGACGATTGCCAATTTGATCTTCGTTCGCACCACCACTCCTTAACAGGAATATTTGATGCCCAACGCAAAACCGTCACCGGCACGAGAACGGGTCTTGGAAGCATACAACCGTCTCAATGGCAACCAGAGAGCGGTTGCACGAGAGACAGGTCTAAACCGGAAAACGGTATACGAACATCTGAAGAATGCCGGACTCACTGGACCTGGGACGAAGCCTCTGACCGGTGGAACGGTGGACGGCACCGAGACAGAACCCGCAGTCCTTCCCGTCAAGGGAAAGGTGAAACGATACATCGTCACGAGCGCGCAAAACAATACCAAGGTCCATGCTGAATTCTGGAAGAACCTTCAGGCTCTGGCCAAGCATTACGACGCAGAGCTTTTGATTGGAACATTCACTTACAATCAGAACGCCTTCGGCCAGTTGTCGGTGAAGCAGGGAACGAAGGCGGAACGTCAGAAGGAACTGTGGTACGACGACGCAATCAAGCCCTTCATCTGTGACACCCGCAAAGCCCTGGCCAATGGCCTGGTCTTCTGTGGTGAGATCAACATCATGCCCACGGCTGTTGATCCCCTAAGCGGAATGGAAGTCTACACGCAGCGGCACTCCTCGATCTTCCCCCATGCCAAGGTGAGGATGATGTCCGTTGCCGCGATGAAGAACGACGACAAGGGTACGAAGTTGATGTACACCACAGGCACCGTGACCCTGAGAAACTACATCCAGAAAAAGGAAGGTCAGAAAGCGTCGTTCCATCACGTTTACGGTGCTTTGATTGTGGAAGTGACCGACGAAGGCCATTGGTTTGTGCGTCAGTTGAACGCGGGACCGGATGACGAGGTGCAGGACTTGAACGTGATGGCGAAGGATGGAAAGTGTTTCGCCGACATGTATTTCGCTGAGTCCATTACATGGGGTGATCTTCACGCCACGACTGTCGATCCCATTGTGAAGAAACTGTCCATGGACATGCTGGACACACTGCTACCGAAGTATCAGTTCATCCACGACATGCTCGAAGGCGTCTCGATCAATCACCATGCCTCGAACAATCCTCACGATCTCTTCAAAGCGTATCTGCGAGGCTATGACGTGGTGTCCAAGGAACTGAAGGACACAGCCGCTGTGATGGCCGAATACCATAGGCCACACACGAAGATGGTGGTCGTTGATTCCAATCACGACAACTGGCTTGGTCGGTGGCTGCGGGAGCACGACTATCGCAAGACTCCACAGAACGCGATCTTGTTTCTGGAGCTTCAGTTGGCCATGTACAATGCCATGGAGACGAAGGACAAGAAGTTCAACCTGATCCAGGCGGCTATGACTCGATTCGAGGAATGCCCCAAGGGAGTGGTCTTCCTTCACCAGGACGAATCCTTCACCACCTGCGGGGGCAAGATCGAGAACGGTATGCACGGGCACTTAGGGGTGAACGGCGCTCGCGGGACTCCGATGAACCTGAGCAAAGTGGGCAAGAAAGCCAACACAGGACATACGCACGTCGCGGAGATTAGGGATGGGCTGTACGTGGCGGGGACGAGTACGACGTTGGATATGTCGTATAACAAAGGCCCATCTGGGTGGACCCATTCTCATATCCTAACATACCCCAACGGGAAGCGTACTTTAGTAACTTGCTACGCTGGAAAGTGGCGAGCGTGACCGACCACACCGCCAGTCCCGTTTCCATTGGTGCCCGTGTCTTTGCCGGCGTCCCTTACTTCGCGGCGCAGGAGATGATCGTCAAACTCGACAGCGGGTTGGAGATCGAGATTCCCAACGGCGAAGAATTTACAGTCTGGGAAGATGGACGAACGCAGTGGCCGGAAGCAAATGTAGCTAAGTACCTAGACTCTGATTGATAAACGCACGGAGCGATGGGTTCCGTTTCAAGATTTGCACCAAGTCTCTCGCTAGTGTGTCCACAACACATTCCTCACTCTGCTCGTTCTGCTTCTCCGTCTTGCCGGCAAACGCCCCATTAAGACCGACGTGCTCGTAGATGATGCAGTGAAGCAACTCGTGCAGAATCAACTCCGCTTTGAATTCTGGGGACATCTTCCTGGCAGTATCAACAGCGATAACGCGATCTCTTCCCTCGAAATATGCCCAGTTCTTACCGGTCTTTCCCCGCTTGATCGTCACTGGCTGGTGATTATAGAGAATCTTCCTGGGTATCTTCGCCATTGGAATCTCCTGTAGAATTACTTCTTACGATTGCGCAGATCAAGACCCCGAAACAGAGTCTTTATCACCGGTGTGGTGAACTTCCCCCCCTTGTGAGGCGGCGGTGTTCCGCGAAGACAGGCCGGGATTTTAGGTTTCAACACTCGCATGGGGCATCTACCTCAACCCTCACATGGGCCACACCTTCCATGGACGACCAGTGAGTTGTCTTTGCGAATTTCACAATGTCCGCAGTGTTCGTACCATCACCGAACAACTGAATCTCCCACACATCGCTTTCGTCGGGATGCTTGGGATCAGCGGAGTCACTGAAGAGTTTCATATCTGCCGCTGCTGGTTTTTCTTTTTTTACACGAATAGCTACGGCCAAGGCTTCTTTCTCACCGCTGATATATATTGTGGCAATGAGCGTTCTCATGTTGACCCTATCCGTGGACGACGAGAGTAAAGCCAGCAAGTCCCAACCACGGTCTTGTTTCCATCCATTCTCGTACTTCTGACTGTTTGAGTGGATCAGGGCTGCTAAGAACTGATACGACCCTTTTACCGCCCGCATGAATCCCATCAGCGGCATGAAGAGATAGTAATGCAGCGACCGGCTGTGTTTTCGACAGATTGTAGAATGCCTCTTTCGCATTGGACGGACCATCAAAGATCAGACGGCAGATGCACACCATTTAAGCACCCGGTTAAACCAGCCGGCGAACCCGCTGTGCGCCTTGTCCACCGCCGCCACCAGTCGTATCGGTCTTGGCAGGGGCTTTGGCCATTGCCTTTACCTGAGCCTGCTCTGTGACGTTGTAGTACGGCTGAACTTTTGTGGCATTGACAGAGTAGTCCTTGGCCTTGGCCAGGTTTACATTGCCGCTACCGTTGGTGGCAATCGACGGGCGAAGAGGCGACGGTGTAGGTTTCGTATCCATAGACAAATCTCCTGTTACTTTATTATAGGAGGGCCGCAGCAGTCACGACACTTTCCACCGGCTTGAAGCGGCTGAGAGCCTTCATCACCTTGCCGAAGAGATTTGGATCGACCGTGGGTTGGCCAGTAGCGGCGCGGCAGATGTCGCCGATGATCGGTGAGAGGGTGTTCATGTCCCCGTTGGGGTCGAAAGGTAGTGACTGATACCGTAGGGCAGTTCCTGTGCCCATGGGTTCGTTGAATTCCACGAGTACGATTATATCGTTGCCTCTGTCCCGTTCGGCACTCAAAAACACCCCCATGGGAAAACGGAATTCGATCTTCGTCAGGGTCATGGTCCCAGTATACATTCCCAAAAGAAAAAGTCAACTTGCATATCCAGCCATCCGATGTATCTTAAAGTTATGGAAAGCTATATCAACCATCTTCGGATAGAATGCGGGTTGTCGGCGGCAACGGTCGATGCTTACAGGGCCGATCTGGAAGCCTACACGGCCTTTTGCGGGGGCGTAGCGGCGACGGACCTATCCATGATCCAGTCGTGGTTGGCGTCCCTCAGCAAGGCCGGCCAGGGGTCTCGGTCGGTCGCCAGGCGAGCATCCTCCATCCGTGCCTACCTGCGTTTTATAGGCCGTGGAGACGTTTCGACACTTGTTGAAAGCCCCCGAATGGGTAAACGCCTCCCAGACTTCCTAAACGAAGCAGACTGTGTGAAGCTCACATACTGCCCAGATGACCAGACGGACATCGGGGTCCGCGACCAAGCGGTCCTAGAACTTTTGTATGGTGCCGGACTCAGGGCTACGGAGTTGTGTTCGCTTAAGGTGGAAGACGTGGAACTGAGGGAGCGTCTGATTCATGTGCGACAAGGCAAGGGCGGGAAGGATCGCCAGGTGCCTATCAACAACTTCTGCGCCGGCGCGGTGAAACGATACATAGACTCTTGCCGTTCAGACGGTCCCACCTTGTTCACGTCTGCCGCTGGTCGGCCACTGTCAAGGGTGGACGTTTATCGGTTGGTGAGGAAGCACGGAAGGAATGCAGGGATCGTAAAGAAGGTTCACCCACACATGCTTCGCCACAGTTTCGCAACACACCTTGTGAGTGGCGGCGCTGATTTGCGTTACGTCACTGAGATGATGGGCCACGGATCAGCGGAGACTACGGCTGTGTATGTACACTGCGACACTAAACGGCTGAAGGCGACTCACGCATTACTTGGCCGATGATTCATTCTGCACTCAGAAATTCATAGACATTTCCGGTCACTCCAGGATCAGTCACCCATCGCGTCTGTCCCACTGTCGTTGGCGGTTCGTCAAAATGAATATCATCTTCTGGATCGTCAAGTTTTCGATCAACAAAACGTGACTCACTCATCATCTCTTTCGTCAGCGCCCGGTCGGGCACGACCCAGGTCTCATCAGGAGAATACCAGACATTAGCAAATCCATGAAGGGCCAAATGTAAAGGGTTGCAACTTATCAAAACCAAAGTGCGGCCTGGATATTCCTCCCTTTCCTTTGCCAGAAATATCTCCACCGGTGTACAGGTTCGACCATACCCTGCGTTGGGACTGTCTTCCACATACCATTCGTCTGGCGTCTTGTTTCCACCGTGAAGTAAGAGTACCACACTGTTCGGGAAGCGACGAGCAACTTCAGTTGCCCACATATTCGCGGAGAACTGTAGCGTATCGTCGCGGCAGTCCACGATGACCGACGGTGCAGTGGTGTGTTGCGTCTGAACACGATCCGTGGGCGAACCGCAACCCCAAAGGAACGCCGCTGTGAATGCCCAGAACAATAGCCAGTGTCGAGTGCTCACGTTGAATTATAGGGAGTTTATCGAGTTTATGCCAAGGCCGAAACCTCATCCGGCACCATGGCCACCATCTCCTGCAACCGCATGAGCAGAGTGGTACAGTGTTCCGCCTTGATGATTACGGGGTTCATCACGATGGAAGGGTCGTAGAAATCACATCTCCCCCTCCACTTCGCCGCAAATTTCGGTGTTGTCCGTGCCCACTCCGAGTCGAACCGGCCGGCAGAAAGATGAGTCATAAACACGTCGTTAAGGCAGGCGGTTGTGTAACCGGCTTCGAGGGCCGATGACACAACGTCATGGTCGTAGAAATGCCAGGCGAACTGCGGATCAAAACCGATCTTCCGCAACACTTCAGTCTTAAATATTAAACAAAATCCATCCAAGGTTCTCATTCCGAGAACTCGCTTTGCTGGCATACCCCATATGTTTGCCCATATTTTTGCCTCTGAGGGTGTACAGACTACTCCGTAGTTCCTCGCAGGCCCACCACCACACCACAGAGGAGTGGAAAGATGACTACTACCGACGAAGCCAGCCACATCCACATCCTCCATGTGTTTGGCGAGTTTATGTCCTATGACATATCCTTCGGCCTGCAAAGGAAAAGCATCGTGATGGGACACAATGACGTATTCAGTCATTACTCTACCTAATGCTGCGTTATAGGCTTCCGGCAAATTACTCGGATTGACTATCGGCATGAAGTTGATGGGCATGTCTGCCATCGAGTGCGACCAGAAACGTGAAGCGACCTGGAACTTCTCCTGATCGTTCGTCGCCATTAAGATTGTGAATTTCTCTTTCATATCAGCACTCCGGGTTGCGAACAAAGATCAGGTTGGCTTCCGTCTTGTGAACGAATGTGTAAGGAAGTTCGGCGAACACTTTCAGGATCGTGTCCTCATTACTGGGCAGATGACAGGTGTTCCACTCGATGACGACCACACCGGGTTTGTACTTGTTGTGATCCATCGTGTTCCAGACTTCCAGTTCTGACCCTTCAGTGTCGAGAGATAGGAGATCGATCTTCTGAATGCCGTAAGTATCTAGCACTGTGTCCAACCGTTGTACTGGGACTTTCACTGGCCGACCGCCGATCACCGGCCGGCCAAGAGCGCCGCAAGATCGACTGTTGTCACAAATGTAGAAATCCTGGGTAGGGTCAGTGCCGATGGCACAATGATGGACCTTGGCCAATGGACGATTGTGTCGAAGTTCTTCGATCACTTCGGGATTGGCTTCAATCAGCAGACCGCGCCATCCTAGATACTCCTCGAATAGGATAGTGTTAGAGAGTTGAATGCCGCCTTCTGCACCAACCTCAACGAAGACGCCTTGCTTCGGGGCCATTTCATTTTGAATGATCCACAGGTCTTCATAGAACTGAGCACCTTTAACGAAGTTCATAGAATCTCCAGTTTAGTCAGGTCCACCGTTTCTTTCCAAGCATACGCAGCACCCAGCCGCTCGTACACCACACTTGGTTCCCCAGGGCATACTTCCAGCAGCAAAGGCTTCTTCATCGATTCCGCGACGGCGTGAGGACCGGACTGATTGCAGAAGATGAATTCCGCAGCAGCCATAGCCTGTGCAATCTCTAGAAATCCTTTCGTCGGCCAGTAGTCCACCTTGCGAATTGGGAACTTGGCGCAGAAGTCGTAGTACTCACTCTTATGACCGATGAAGACTGCTTCCTTGCCGTACTGATCCACGATGGAGGGCCATGGCATGTTCTGGTTGTGGTTCTGCCATGCGGATGTACGGCAAAAGATGTACTTGGACACGGGGGTGGGTTCGGGGACAGTGATCCATGCGGTGTCCTGCTCTGTCAGTGGCAGACCGAATCGTTCGAGCACGTGGCCGCAGATGCTGAGACCGGGGACGATGCCTCGACCCATCCACCAGACGTTCAGGTCTGTGATATCTGGCGGGAGGGATGCCAGTTCGGCATACTCGACCGATTGGATGTACGGCTGAAGTCGCAGCAGCGGAGCAATAGTCTCCACGTTCTCTTTGTTCAAGGGAAAGAAGGAATAGTTGTTGACGAGACGAAGATGTCCGGCACCAAGTGCCCGTAGAGACGGTAGTGCCCATATACAGTCACCCCACTTCCCAGAATGGCAGTAGCGTTTGCTCATGCGTACACACTCGGTTTCCTGTTGGTCGGGTAGTAGACGTTCGGCAACATCCCATTGACCACCGGAACCTTTTTACCCAAACCGACCGCGATGGCATATAGTGCCGTAGGATCACCTATGTATTGATTACAACCTTGAATAATTTGCGCCGCCTCAAGAAAATCTTTAGTCTTACGATGCCAAATCTTTCCAAAGAGTCTCTCGAATTCGAGATGTTCTTCTTCTGTGCCAAGGAATATTGCCTTATTTAGTTGCACTTCCTTATACACAGATGTCCAATCACCACCTCCCTGTTGTTGTGATCTTCGCGTCACTACCACTTCCGCCACCGGGTTCGGTTCACAAATCAACCACGGTGTGTATTGAACATCCAGCAGACCAATAGTTTCTCCCATCGTCTGAATCAGATGTTGAGAGAATACTAACCTGTGTTGTGCAAATGGGATAAAGTCGTAGTCCGTATCCGGGCCTGTCTTGGAGGTTCCTTGCATATCCACGATGGATATGGAAGCAATGAAAGGTTGAATCTCCAGGAGAGGAACGACCAACTCCGCTGGAAACGATTGATGTCCCAAGCGATTCTTCAAAAGAATAATATCTGCATATTCAGCTTTCTTCTTGCAAGACACGACTTCTCGTATCGCCGGAAGAGCATAGATCAGATCACCGATTTTGCCAGCGTGTTTGAAGGATTTCATGGCTTGTACACAGCAATACAGAACCCAAACTTCTCATCCGACTCCACGATGATCTCGAACTTCTCGAAGTGCTCCTTCATGTACTGAAGACTTCGGTAGTGCTTGCAGTGCTGCGTGTCATCGAGAACAATCAGACAGGGTGCCTTGATTCGGTCTATGCAGTAGAGGAATTCGATGTACCCCAGATGGCCGGCCGAATCGAGCAGGATCATGTCAGGCTTGTTGTCAAACTCAGTGAGAGCCTTCCCTAGGAGATCGTCTTCGGCGAGGTGGTTGGTCTCTCCGAAGTAGCCGTCGGCGCAGAGGTGCGGATCATTGTCCAACCAGATTCCGTCGAAGGTTCCGTTGGCAAAGACCTGTCTCAGATGCTCCCGCGTTGGCATGGAAGACAGAGGCAGGGACAGGCCGTGCCGACAGTCCACGTTCTCACCGACGTTGTTCGCCTTAGCTGTGAAGTAACAACCGGGGTTCACTTCCATGGTGATGAACTTAGCGTCGGTCACGCCCGCAGCCTTCAGCGAACTGAGAATGATCTTCGTTGTGCCAGTACCCAGATGGGTGCCGGTCTCGATGATCTTCCTAGGAGTTTTGAGGCTGACGAGCTTATGAACCGCAACAGAAAATTCCGAGTCGGTGGCGACGTGCGTACCACCCTTGCCAACGTAATTACGGGTAAGTTTGTAGGCCATGGGGTAAGTGTACCACAGAAGTACGGGTAGGTCAAACACTATCTACCGGCCCAAGCCCAGAGACCGGTTACATTGCCCTCACCACTGATCTTCTTTACTTGGAGTGATCCACCGCTAAAACCGATACATGGAATTGTAACGGAAGATCGACGCTGCCCTGGTTCTCCTGCGCCGGACGGTAAGCGGGCGGCAGGACTTTCCTTGTCGCCTTCTACCAAACGGAACATTCCAGAAAAGTCACCTTCATTGAGGAGAATGATGTAGTCCACAACCACAGTACCTGGGATAGTAAGGATGTCTACCCATACTTCTGCCTTGTCTACAGACTCTGCGTCCTCGCCGCTGGTGATTAAAATACTCATGTTTGGCTTTCTTAGAACCCTTCTATAGTCATGGACTTTATTGTGCAGGTGTCAGTAACTTGTGTCGATGCAGCACTAACAGTAAAAAGTATGTTAGCTACAGACGAAACGGTTTCATCCAGTGTTGTGTCTTTTACAGAAGCGGTTGTAGCTATAACAGAACCATTGCTGGACACAGTAGACCACGTGGCACGCACTGTGTTTGTTCCAGTGGTGATTATAGTTATGTCGAGAAGAGCAGTTCCTGACGCTCCGCTGATACTTGATGTAGTTATCGTAGCAACTGCATTGTCATCATAACTAACGTTAAAAGTAAAGGAGTTGAGAAGAGATATTTCAAAATCAAGAAACGCTTTTATTCTTATGACTCGACCAACTATCCCTACGTAGCTACCGACTGCGGAAGAATCTGCTACTGTCAGAAGATAGTTAGAATAGTCAGCAAGTACTGTATTGGCCGTAATTGTTTCATCGGTAGCCAAATCAAAAAGCATCAGACTCATTGTACCAACATTTATATCACCCAAACCATCATTCACGTAACAAAGACGCGCCTGAAGTTTTTGACTATTGAACCATCCCTGCCCTTGACCTGTAATAGCAGGATCACCTGCAACAGAAGTAAATGTCCCTGTGGATACTTTACTCGCAGCCAAGACAAAATTTATGTCGGCCTGAGCTAATGCGCGGAACACTGGAGTAGGAAGTCCCGACCCAGACGCAGCACTGGCGAACACAACATGTGTTGATGTGGCAAGTCCGACCAGAGCAGGTGTTAGTGTCCCACTCGTCGTTATCGGCGTCCCTCCTGTACTGACAAAAAGAGTACTAGGCATAGTCAACGCCACAGAAGTAACGGTCCCTGATCCTCCACTGAATCCCGCAATATCCGACGTGGATAGACGACGGAACGTCGGCACTGCCGCAGCGCCCGTGGAAGGGCCGGCGAATACCAACGTGCTCGCTTCAGTATTCAACGCCACGGTCAACGTTCCTGCGGTAGTTACTGGGTTGTTGCTGACCGTGAAGATGGACGGCATCGATAAGTCAACAGATGTCACGGTGCCTGGAGTTGCCGGATAATTGGAAATATCCGATGTGGAGAGATTACGGAACGTCGGAGGTGCCGCAGCACTACCAGCAGGTGGACCGGCGAATACAAATGTACTGGATTCGTTGGTGAACACAGCAGAAAGCGTTCCAGTGCTGGTGACGGGTGATCCACTGACGGTGAACACAGCCGGCAGAGATAGGCCAACGGAAGTCACCGTGCCGTTTCCTCCCATTGTGGGAGTTGCCCACACAAGGTCCGTTGAGCTTGTGCTACTGACGGTCAGCACCTGTCCGGTCGATCCAACAGGAAGACGTGTCTGCTGACCTGTACTGCCGATAGTGAGTAAATCCCCGGTGGATATGATCGCGGTCGATCCACCTCCACCGCTGCCACCCTGCGCCAGAATGTTCCAGAACAAGGGTGAGGTGTCTGGTTCGTTGCCTACGCCGGCCAGGATGGCGATGTAGGATGAGCCGCTGAATGACACACCGTCATTGATGCTATACGTGCTGGCGATGGACCATGGACCGGTCCAGTGCAGACCGGGAAGACCGTTGGTGCCGCTCGCCCCGTTGGGTCCGCGAAGACCCTGGAACGCAACTATGTTCCAGTACTCTTTCGTCGTGGGAACAATGCCGCGACAGGCTCGGACACAAGTATAGCAGTCGCCCTGGTAATGGAGAACGTCGTAGGGTTCGTAGATTTGTTTTGCGTCGTAGGTCTTAACCCACCGGAAACCCTGTCCTGTTTCTCCCTTTGGACCGGGGATGCGGGAAGACTCACCATCTGCGCCGGGTTTCCCGGCGATACCAACACCATCTCTACCGGGCCGTCCAGGCGGTCCACTTCCCCCGCCCCCGAACGTGACGCCGGCAGTAATCATGTTGAAGGTTACTTATGTAGCTTCTTGAGGGTCATGGCGAGGCGTGCCCTTTTTCCGAGCGTTCCGCCCTTGGCCGCAGCCGCCTTCAGCTTTGATGCTGGAATCGAATGACCTGATTTGGTTCCAAGACTCTTACGCAACGCGCCGGGATGTTTGATAGCAGCCGCGATCCAATGTTTCGCCATGATCGACTCCTAAAGGACAGAGATAGTTTAACCCCCAATTATAGGGGTCTACTCCCCACCCTTCAACTCCCGCTCCATCCTGTCCAAGGCACTCGTGTCTCGCGGTCCATCCATAAGATCGGTGGGCACAGAGCCGGCAGGTGCCGCCACCTTTGCTGGTGCCGTGTCATCACTGGCTTCACCGGCCGCGACCTGCGCAACCTGTTCCGGCGTCGGCGCAGTCATCGTCTTGACTTTTCGTTCCCTGGCCTGTTTCCTGGCCTTGGTTTCCACGGTGGTGGCCGGTGGACTAACGTCGTCGATCTTAATCATAGGTGCCGGTTCCTGTGGTTCCAGAACTGGTTCAGTTGGCCGCTTCTTGGTATTCATGCGACCAAGATTCGCCGCGCGGAACACGGCATTGTGAATCGCCTTCTCTGGTCCAATCCATCCAGGCGGCGCGATGGTCGGATTACTTTTCGGATCGCCATGGGCACGTTGCCGGTGCATCCGTGCATCATGGACGGCGGTGAAGCAGTCCTCGAACGGCAGACCGAACTGAAGGAAGATTCCCATGATGTCATGGATCATCGAAGCGCCGCCGATTGCAATCTGTTCAAGATCACCGCTCTCCAAGGCCACGAGGAATCCCAGAGAGGATTCGTGCATCAACTCGGTGTTGTACTTCACGACTTCCGGTTCAGGAACGGTGGGGTTTTGGACAGTTCCCTTACCATACTTCAGGGCGTGGTTCTTGACTTCGTTGTAGATGTTACCGGCAATCATGGGAATCCTTTATCCGATGGATGGTTGAGGGTTACTTGGAGGCGTGATTTTGGATGTAAGCCAATAAAGCAGGTGCTCACGCCGCATCGGAGCAACGAACTTATCTTCATGGCCGGCGTTCCAGACTTCGATCAGCACAGTTTCGTCCACAGGGAAGATTCGTTTCAACAGTTGCTTGATCGGACTCTTTACCACCTCCATGACCCAGAACTTTTCCTTGGACATGGAATGGTTGCTCTGTTTCGTGCGAAGTTCCCACTCGTCATCGGCGGGAAGATCATTTAGATTCGGATTCGGCTTACTCAGGTAATCCACGAACGATGCTCCGTTGTATTCAATAATATTGGCGGGAATGTAGCCACCTTTGTAGAAGTACCATTGCACTGGAAGTAGGACATCTCGTTCGCTGGTGGTAGTGACGATAAGGAAGTAATCCGGATGCAGGGCGCTGAAGTTCTTCATTGTGACAAGCAATGCAGTACGATCCCAAAGGATCGGCTGTCGCGGTTCACCATCGTTGCCCACCGACGCTGCCGCAAAATTGTCATAGTTGCGCAGTTGTTGAACCAGTCCGGCGTCATTCACACTAGGCTTGGCCAGTGCGATGACTCGGACTCGGTAGTAGGCATGTCGTGTTTGTGGTACTGGTGTCATGTTCAATCCTCCTCCGGTCTGCCATTGACGACTCGCTTCTGGTGAATCCTGACGGCTCGTAGCATTTCGGCAATGGAGAATTCCGTCTGCCCGCTATCGATGATTCCGGCAATGAAAGTAATCTCGCTCTTCGTGAGATTGGTGCCGTTGTTGTCGATGATCTTGACCAGTTTCAGAACGTCCCTGTCGCTGTGCTGTTGCTTCATACCTTCTCCAGTGCATCAATCCTGTTCTGAATGTTCTCACAATACAGTGGACTCTGTTCGATCATCACACAGTTGCGACCGGTTCTATGGCAGGCCACACCGAAGCTACCGCTGCCCGCGAAAGCGTCTAGGCACAAGTCGCCTGGGTTCGACCATCCCTTGATGATCCTCAGCAACAATTCCGGAGGAAGTTGAGCGGGGTGCCATGGAACATGGTCGATGGACGTGCCTTGAAGCCGGCGAATATTCCACACCTGGCCTGGGACGCGACCGTCTGGGTTGGCGCGTTTGTCGTTGTACTTTTCCTGCCGAGCGGACGGGATGCGGATCGCGTCGGGGTTGAAGACAAGGGGACCACCGGGCTTTTGGTAGCAGAAAAGCATTCGATAGTCGTCGGTAAGTGTCTTCTGCTGGTACTGCGCAAAAGTTTCCTGTTTGACAATTCTGTACACACAGGTGCCGATATAGGAACTGAGAAAATGAGGAATAAAATCCATGTGTGATGACGGGCATAACCAGAAGAGAACACCGCCTGGACAAAGTAATCTACGCATATCGGCAAGTATCCGACAACACCAGTACCTGTAGTCTCCCGCTGTCAAGTTATCTTGAGTGGGGTCATCCTCATACTTCACACCTATGTTGTAGGGAGGGTCAGCAAACGCAAGCCGAACAGAGTCAGATTTGACTTCCGATAGACCATCAGGCATTGTTTTTTGAAGTAACCGTATCACGCTGCTGTAACCTCTTCCTGTGTCATGCTCATCAGAGCCTTCAGATTTCGATACACGGTAATCGGATCAGCGCCGCCAAGATTGCCGTAGGCGTAGACCATTCCCAGAGTCGGATGAGCGGAGAAACAACCGTCGAACTTCTTCATAAACTCTTCCGCTGCCGTGGCCCATTCCGGCTGGTTGTAGCTGCCGGCCGACTGGTGGCACATGAGAAGATCGCTCACCACCGCGACCTTGTAGCCGGCGCGGGAGGCTTCGTAGGAGAAGTCAACGTCGTAGCCGTGGAAGTGTTTGTACCGGGTGTCCCACCCGATCTTCTTGGCCACGTCCGTCTTGGCGATGATGCAGCATCCATCAAGAACCTTGATCCCCATTACTCTCTTGGCCGGGATTTCCCAGATCGCGGTGCTCAGGGGGATCATACCGGGAGGCGGTGGGTTGGTAGGGGAGACGTTGACCACGAGTCCGAAGCAGTATGGCCGGCCGGCCATGTACCACTTATCAGCCACTACCCGGCTCGCGCCGGCAACTCCGATCACATCTGCTTTGGACATGTGTTCGAGGATTCGGTTGCCGACCTTGTTTTGCTCCAGGGGGAAAGGGTAGTTATCGTTGTGGCTGAAGATGGTAATCATCCCCTTCGCCGCAGCCAGTCCCTTATTGTATGCTTCAGACATTGACGAACAACCAACCTGCGGCAGAAGCTCCACGGAATGTGCCGGCAGATCGTTGAGAGCGTTGCCCCAAATTTGCACACACTGCTGTGCTTTTTCCTGCGTCTGGGTCGGGATCACCAGAGAGATCAGAATGGGCTGCTTCGGAGTTTGGACAGGAGCGTTGGGAAGTGATTGTTCAACCGCCGCGTTAAGGACATCAATGGTCTTCATCAGTGACTCCGAAAGGAATGCCGGCAGATTGGGATTTCCTGCCCTGCCGGCGCGGCTACTCTTTTTATTTTGTTGGAAGAGCCAAACCCTAGTCGCAGTAGACCGTGTACCCAGGGTCTACTTTATCCGTTACTTCGTAACAGCCTGCACCACGGCCGGGATAGATGCCGCAGCAACCTGCGGTGCCGCAACAGCCAGGGCAGTGCTGGTCTTTGACGCCGCCGATGACACGAGCTTGCCGATGTCAGTGCCCACGTCAGCGATGACAGGTGCACTCTTGGCAGCAATCCATTTGGTGGCTTTGGAGGCGAGCTTCAACAACAGGACGGTAAATCCAGTGAGGATGTGTCCGGCGATATTGGCCGCGCCGGCGAGTGCTGGGATGCCGATTTCGGGGGCGAGTTGAAGAAGGATAAATCCGAGAACAACAAGACCGAGAACGAATTCGAGCCTGTGTAAATCGCGGTAAAACTTCGGTCCCATGAAATAGTCCTGCTCATCGTTCCACTTCTTGGCAACGACCTGGTAGTCATTATTCAACGTGTTCACGCTGTCCTTGACGGTGACAACCAGTTTCCCGCCGTGGCTCGACGTGGCCTGAATTGTGATGGCATTCTGTTTGATATCGGTAATCGACGGCTGCGTTGCCGCTGCATCGGTGACGATGGCCGATGATGCCGTGGAGATAGTCGTCAGATCGTTGCTGATACCGTCCAAACCAGTTTGTGCCTGTGCGCCCTGGGGCACCGTCGCCGGGACGGTGGCGGAACATCCAAAAAGAAGTGTCAAAGCAAGTAACGAAGCAAGCAGAAAAGAGGCATGACGCATAAGCGATACTCCTGTGTGAATGATATTGTCAGTCACGCAAGTGTATCACATATGCGGGGGAAGTCAAGTATCAGACGTGAATCGCCTTTTTGTCCAGCGCCGCTGGATCGAATCGATTGGACATCACGTCGGCGTCGGTCTCTTCCGGCTCTGATGCGGCCGGGTAGTCGATCTTTTCCAGAAACTCAGCAATGACTGGATCAAGAGGGACGAGGGCTGGTTTAGCCGCAAACGCAGGCGTCGTAAGTATGGCAACAGATCGGGCAATAGCCTCCAGTAGTTCCGTGATCGTGGTTTGGTCCAGTATCTGAGTGCCCACTGACGAGGACTTCGGCCACTCGTGTTTAAAGAGCTTCCCCTGTGGTCCCACCCGCCGAAGGACCATGGTCGGTGTCACCCGAAGCATCAACTTTTTCTCCAGTGCCTTGGCCACTTGGTACGGCGTCAACAGATAGAGAGTCAGGAGCGGCTTCATCTGCTCCAGGGATGCTTCCAGTTGGCGTTTCTCGTGGTCTGTAAGATTGTTCTTCATTGCATTCCCTTTCCCAATGATGTTGACACAGTAGACGCTTCAGGTACTTGAGAACAACGGGGCGTCGGCAACGGGGGTAGGAGCATTCTTCTGAAGCATGGCTACTGGCAGGTTGAGACATTCTTTCGCCCTTTCAAGATACTGTATAAGAGATCGGAGAGTTTCGGGGGAGTCTTTAACATTTCCGAGAGCGTGATTGCAGCTAAAACACAGCCACCCACGAAACTGGCCGGTTACATGGCTGTGATCCATGTGTAGTTTTTGACTACTGTCTTGTTCCTTAGCTCCACAGATGTGACACTTACCTGAGAAAGCCAATAGTAACTCTTCATAAGATGCCGTACATGGAGTATAACCGTACTTTTTAGCAGTTCTTTTAGAAGTACCTAAAGTCAATCTGCACCGAACCTCGATTTTGCTTCTCCATTTTTTACCCAAGTCGTCTCGGTATGCCCTGTTTTTAGAATTATACGATCTCCGGTACTCTTTCATTTTGCTAGTATTGGTGTTGGCCTTTATACAGTGTCGGCATACGCAACTCAGTCCGTCTTTTAACGCCCTGTTTAATGTGTAGTTTCCCACCAACTGCACCGGTCCACCCAACGCGCAGCACTTATCCTTACGACTACACCTCTTCATTCCCTGTGGCACTTCCTCCTTCATTGGACCATGACCTTCCGCAGCTTCGCCAACGCCGACACCTGTATCTGTCTCGCCCTCTCGCGGGTCAGACCGATGATTGCAGCCACATCGTCCAGCGTACACTTAGTGTCAGAGAATCGGTGAGAGATAACTATCTTCTCGTGTTCGTTCAAACCTGCCGTGTTTTCGGCCAATACTTTTCGCAACATGTCCAAGGATTCTTCCGTATCCGATTTATCTTCTACAGTGATGGCCTTGTCTCCTTCTGGAAACGTTTCGGGCATCTGAGAAAATCTTTTCCCATGGGTTTGCTGCTTTACATTGGCTTTGCTCAGGTCACGTAGTATTGCTGTCGAAGCGTATGTGCTGAACTTGAATCCACGTGACACGTCAAACCTGTGAGTGGCATTAAGCAGAGCCTCCTGTCCCACAGATACAGCTTCGTTCCATGACAATGCCGCATTGTGGTAGGCATACCTACCGACCAGAGCCGTAACCAGACGAATGTTGTTTCGACAAATGTACTCTTCCATGTGTCTTATCTTCTGTAACCACAGAGATAGAGCAGGAGTCTCCACCTTGTTGCGAGTAAGCAACTTCAGGTTCTTGTTGTACTGTTGCTTACAGAAATTCAGATACAAAAAGACGACACTCTCTTGTTCGCGAGTTAGGTTGTCGGGAGTTTCGAGAAGGTTCTTCGAGGAACTGGGGACGAGGGATCGTAGATCATGGGTTACGGGGCATGAGGGGAAGTCAGGGAGAACGTATGCCAGTGCTTTTTTAACGTAAGACCCACGACGAAATTCGAGGTGGCAGATAAACTTAAATGGCGAATGGACCATCGTATAACTGGGTTAAGTGTACCACACGGTTGTTTCATATGCAACTTACTTCTTTGGTCTGTCCTTCTCCGATTGTGCACGATGGAAATCCAGGAACGTCTCGTCCATCTTCTGGATCATAAAAACGAAGTCGGCGGTATCTTCGTGGTCAAGTTTGAATTGTTTGCAGTACAGGAAGATGTCTGAGATAGGTATTGGTCCAATGCCGAAACCGATAGATCGGCACGAGGAGAGCCTCCAGAAGGCCCTCCAATAAAACTTCAAATCGTCATCATAGGTCGGCGCATTGAGAATTATGTCCGGAAGTGGACGACGAGATCGCTTAGCGTTTTCAATCAAGCCTGCCTCATGCTCACCGTGTTCTAACTGGTAGAGGAGGCAGGCACTTAGTTTTTTGCGGCGTCCAGGTTCATCTCATCTTTGAAATTTCCCATGTCACTGGAGTGCTTCCTAAGTTCCGCAAACAGGTCGGGCAAGTCTGTCAGGAGCTTGACACAGTTGTCACGGGAGTATGGCAGGGATTGTCCGTCTTCGCCAGTCACCCCTTCCCAACCCAGGATAACTGAATCCGCGTAGACGCCGGCCAGAATTTTGTTGGCCATGGTAGAGCTCAGTGTCTCAGTCTTGACGGCGCTTTTGTGGGGTTTCATGGCCGTCATAAACGCCTTCTCGAACTTATCGTTTGCGCCGCCGCTGCGGGCAAGTAGAAACTTTCCGTCATCACCAAGGTCGAAGTAAATACCAGTAGTTTCTTTTTGGGAACTGGTTTTGAACGATTTGTATGTCGGCATGAGGAACCTCTTGTTAAAGTAACTGAACGAACTAGAAGTGTACCACAGATGGAAGGAAAGTCAAGTAGGTGCCAGGCCAAGTTGTCGGCGCATGTTAGCCGCAGCCAACCTGGCTATGGAAAACGGGTCTTTGTGAGTACAAAGAGCAGTTCTGTCTACTAGAAAATCCACACGATCCCCGTCTGTTGTTTGCAACCTATACCTGTACACCCATTCTCCGAGTATTTTCTCGGAGCGGATAGTGGCCTTTGCATCATTCATGCTCAACAACATGAGCATGAACCTGTGAAAACGAACACGGAGAATGTGCTTTTCACGAGCATCCATGTTACTTCTTGTTCAACATCTTCGCCACAGCCGGCCATCTGTCGGAGCACTTATTCAGCAACGCCTTCTCGGTCTTCTCCCGGCGAAGCAAGTCCTCGTACCGATCACTGTCCAAGTACTGACCGATCTCCTCCATGATTAAATCGTCAATCACTGCCGGCGAGAGAGCGTCAAGCTCCCACGAGCTTTCGCCGTAGTTGGTCACGTAGTCGTCGTACCGGGAGTCAGTGACCTTGGCCGGATTCTCCGGTGGCTTGTACTTCTTCACCTGATCCATATTCAGGGCGATGCGGGTGAAGACCAGGCTGTCACCTTCGCCGTCCATGTACAGGCGCACCCGCTCTTCGATGTCCCGGCTCATGTCGATGCCCGAAGGATCGTGGTCGCCCAGATGCAGGATGACCGGCGTCAAGCCTTCCTGTGAGAACTCCTTCAGCATCTGTGCGTTCTGCCACATGGAGGTGGCCGACGTGTAACCACGGCAGGAGACGAACGGGATGTCGAGGCGATCACAGACCACCTTGACAACACCTTCCATGGCGTC